GTCGATGCTTTCTGTGATATCGATTGTTTCCACTACACCTGCTGATCGTGTTGTCAGCTCTAGAGTCCAGGGATCTCCAGCCGTAGTTACGGAAAATGTTGTACTTTCTCCAGCGATATCGGAACTGGGTGTAACGTTTGAACCACTCCATGATGAATAATCACCACCCATGATTTCTTGTTCGATTGTTCTTTCAATGTCAACCGTGGTGGTGGTAGTCGATTGCATTGACCCCTGAGTGAACTGTGGGGTAACAGTTTGTGCTGAAACTGGAGCAGCCAACAGCAGCAACAAAAGTAGCTTTTTCATTCTTCCTTTTTTTTAATGTCAGGTGATTTGGAATTCTGTTTACTGTTAGATGTAGTTAATCCGAACGTAGCTAAGGCTCCAGTAAAAACACTGGCAACAAATGTTATATCACCACCACTTTGACCTTTTTTGATCATGGGCAGTTCGACATAGTTAAGGGTAATAATAAAACCACTCCAAATAACTACACCTAAACGGACAAATGTACCGAGAATTTGTAATTCATCTTCTGTGTTTTCTTTAACTTTAACTAGGAACCCTTTCTTTTTTTGTTCGTTGTTATCTTGGTCCATGCTTGTTTAAGGATGGGTTTCATAGCAGTTACAGTCCATTTAAAGACTGCTGTTGCTGTAAGGGTGGCTGCAACAGACACGGTGGCAGTAGTACCAGCCGTGACAAGTATTTCGTTAGACGGGAGAGGCATCGTGACATCCGTGAATGGAATGTCTATCTCTCGTGTGTCTTTAGGTATTGGTATGTTCGGTATTTTAACCGGAGGTGGTTTAGGTTTTGGTTTCTCTTTGTCGGACTCTGTAGTTCCTTTGACTCCCGGAGGTGGCCTAAGGTCGCTAGGAGGCACCACAAGCGGTCTGTATGAAGGCAAATCCGCTCGTGGGACATCTAGTACCGGACGGGGTAGAAGAAGGGGCTCAGGGAGCCGTATATACGGTAGTACCGGTGGCTCACCTAAGTCCATCAGTCCAGAGGCTTAGCAGGAAATAGACCGTTACGGATAAATTCCACAGCTTTATCATCTACATCGTTATCAGTAGATTCAGCCAGTTTGGTCAGCATATCTACAATGAGTAGCTTGACCTTCTGGGACTGGAGAAAAGAAAAGAGAATTGGGCGAATAAGTGTAATCATGGTTTAGTAGGCCAGGTAGGGTTTTTAAGATCAGTTGTATTGGAAGGCAGGTCACGCAATGCTTGACGATAAGCACGTTGCTCATCTGTCATAGTGCGGTCACCAATAGCCCACCAATCTGTTTCAGCAAGTTTTTCGTCGCGCACATAACGCAGCCGACCCATCTCAATAATTGGACCCAGCTCTGCTCGACGTGCTACAAGGTCAGTGTGAGTTACAGCTTCATCCGGGTCGTCTTCCCATGTAAAGCGTTCTTCACCAGTAGCGGAATCGCCGTTACCGAATTCACCCTCGCTGTTGGCGTATTCAACGACCCAGCCCTTGTCTTTGTATAAATACCGGGCAAGTTCGACGATAGAGAGTTCATCGTCTCGGTTGTACTGAAGCGCGTAGTTGTACTCCATCAGTCCCTCACGTGATAAGCTTGAACCACAAAAGTGTCATTACCGCTATGGCGGTTTAATTCAATAAAGCCATTCCACTCTCTAGCTTGCAAGCTAAAAGTGTAGCTGCCTGCTGGCAACGTGAACGCCCAACAGGGCTGGCACGATCCGGCGTTGTTGCTGTGATGGCCCAGGTGGTTTGTAAAAGTTGTCCCAGTAATGCTTTGCGTACCAGAGACAACACATCGTGTTTCCCACCCGCCAGCGTCTTGTTCATACGCCTGTGCAAAGTGACCGATACAAAGAACGTGACTTGTATGTCCTGAAGGAACAGTCAATGACCTGGACAGGTGCGTTACAAAGCTGCTCGATAGCTGCCTGTTGGATGACGTTGATGTAGATGTTCCATTAGTGCCTTGGACGAGGTTCGTGATGCTCGCCCCGCTGCCATTAAAAGCCATAATTAGTTTACCTCCGTGAGATTAAATTTGTATTTCTTACCGCTACGGCGGTTGATAAGGAATAGGTCATCCTCACCTTCTTGGATAGTGAAGCTGCCCCACGTTCCATCGACATCGTTAGTGCTACCTTCATTGCTGAGGTTGAGGTCATTGGTGTAGACATTGCGCCAGCGGGCGGAACTTATGCCTAAGTCGTAAGTATTGTTAGCTCCAGGGCGGAAATGACCACTGCCGTCAAAATAAGCCCGGTCACTACCATTTTCGCGGAAAACAATTCCAGAAGGACCGCCGCAAATGTAAAGCTGACTGTTATGAGCTTGAATTTTTGGACTTGTGGTGTTTCCAGTCCAGTTTCCGTTTGCTAAACGAATATCACTGTTAGCTGCAATATTGACAGCATTCGCACCACCTCGGAACGTTGCGTCGTTTTCAAAGTCTGACGGACCATTAACATCTAGGTCGGTGCATTGAAGTTGACCGGTAATGTTGACACCATCTGCTTTGGTCTGAAGTTTATTGGAGTTATCGTAATAAAGTTCTACGGCTCCGTCTACATTGAAACCGGCACACATTTCTGAGGTACCTTTTGTGATTGCTGTAGTACCGTCAGAAGCTAATCTAAGGTCTCCTGTCCCAACATCACGAACATAAGAATGACTTCCATCATGATAAATCTGTAAGTCATTACCGTTACCAAAAACAAGTTTTATATTGTCAAGGAATTTTAAGTGCTCACTGGAAGTATCGTAACTAATTCTAGTTGCATGTATATCAAGGTTTCCTTGGAGATCAAGAGTATCACATTCCAGTTCGCCAGTGATGCCTACGCCGTCTGATTTCGTTTCAAGTTTCTTGGAGCTATTATGGTATAGTTTTACAAATGATCCAGACGATGCATGAATCATATCCTGATTGGATGGATTTCTAATATAAACATCACCGCTTTTAACGATTAAGCCGCCAGTTCCTGTTTCGTTTATGTAAGAGTTGCTGCCATCATGATAAATTTCTAAATCATCACCAGTACCTAGCAGGATCTTATCGTTATCCTGCATGTCAAGGTTGGCATTCAGAGTAACGTTGCCAGCAAACGAGGCGCTGCCGTCAGCATTGATGCTGGCTCGATATCTTGCATCACCAGACTGAGCATTATCGTAAACGACAAAAGACCTATGTGAAGAGCTGTTTGCTGAATAGACGGTTAATGTAGACAGGTTAGATGAATGGTTAATATTTACGCCTGTTTGATAAGTGCTTGCATTAACACCAAACGAGGCGCTGCCGTTCGCAAAAATCTCGCTAGTGGCTGAACTATTGCCTGTTGTATATCCAGCCCAGAGGCTATCAGTTGCATTTACCCTAGCGGCTTTAACAAGACCAATTGATCTAATATCTACACCAGTTTCAGAGTATGGGTCGCCACCTACTTGAACATCACCAGAAAAGTTGGCGCTGCCGTCAACGTCAAGTGTGTCGCACTGGACTTCGCCGGTTACGTCAACACCATCAGATTTGGTCGTCAGCTTTTGTGAGCCTGCACGGACCACAGTGACTTCACCATTATTTGCCACCGACACATTAGACGTGCCATTGGTAATAGCAGTGCTGTCAATAGAACTAGTAGAAGCAGCAGTAATCCGGCCATCAGCATCGACAGTAATTGACGGAATAGCAGAGCTAGAGCCATAGCTACCAGCAGTAACAGCAGTGCTAGCTAATTGCGAAGCACCAATAGACCCTGCAGTCACAGCAACAGTAATCTGTCCGCTACCAGGCGTGTTGTCGCTAACAGTAATACCAGTACCACCAACAATATCACCAGTCAATGCACTGTCAATTTTGGTATCAATCGTACCATCAACGTAGGTTTTATTGGTTGCGTGACCACCTGACGTAGGAGTAATGGTAGTCAACTGACCTGTCATGGTTGCACCAGCGGTGGTAACAAAACCAGAAGTCTCAGTAGCACCAGCTTGCCATGCACTAGCTGTAGCATTGTAAATTTTCAGCGTATCAGCAGTAGTATCAAACCACAAATCACCATCGTGCAAAGACGTGGTTGGTGCGGATGCACTGACTCGATAACGATCAGAGAAATCGTTAACGCTGTTAATGTTAGTAGCGACAGTGTTGATGTTACTAATCGAACCAGCAGCAGTGTTGACATTGCTGATAGAACCAGAAACAGTGTTAATGTTACTGATGTCATCAGAACAGTTGCTCATTGCAGTGACATTACTGGACGTAGCCAGCGTGTTCATGTCAGACACAATATCTGACGTAGCAAGCAGATTCATGTCTGCAACAACATCGGCTGTGCCAAGAGTATTTAAATCAGCAACTGCATCAGCAGTACCAAGGCGAGTAATTTCAGCAGCCTTACCTGCAACAGTAGTTACATTACTATTGTTGTTTGCAACTGTCGTTACATCAGAACTGATGCCTGCAACGGTAGTAACATTAGAATTAATACCTGCAACAGTAGTGACGTTTGCAGAAATACCTGCAACAGTAGTGACTTCAGTAGCTTTAGGAGTCAGGCGGTGAAAAGTATAGGTGTGTAGGGTTGAAGTAGTTTCAACAATCGCACCGAATCCTGCTGCCAGAACTGTAGAACCACAACCAGTAATAGTAACAGTGTTAGATCCAGAACCATTAGCAATAGTTACTGTACCACCAGAAGGTGTGCGACTAGTTCCGATAGATTTAATACTAACAAGAGTACCTGTACCATTGTTAACGTCAGGGTTTGCAGTCGGGAATGCAGTTTCACTTACAATAGGTACAAAACCACCAACGTCATCTACTAGGTCAATGACACGTGCATCAATGGCTGCAGTGGTTGCAACGTTTGCATCATCACTGGACCAAGTAACACCAGAAGTAATAGTTTCTGAGCTGTCTTGGCGGAAATATCTTGCATCAGCCGCAGAGGTTGTAAAGAAGCTAGTATCGTTGGTAGTTGCAGCAGCGTGCTCACTATTAGTAACAACAGTAGCACCATTAAGTTCTGTTGCCGTAACAGCGCCAGGTCCAATTTTAGCGTTTGTAACTGCATCATCAGCAATGTTAGCAGTTTGGTTTACAAAGGTATCGTTGTAGTTTTTAGTAGCAGCATCTTGTGCGCCAGTAGGGTCACTAACACTTGTGATACGGCTAGTGCTAACATCTACCGTGCCAGTACCGTTCGGGTCAATAACA